CTTTTTAAACGCTCCGTTTGGTTTTAGTTCTTAAGTATTAAAAACACTTTGTAACGCTCGAATTGAAGCAATTGCATCATCAAAACCAAGTATGCAATGCCTATATTGAAAGCGTATGTGTTTGGCTTTTAAATAGGTTGCATAGGCTTGTTCTTTTGTATCAAAGTAGCCAAGGGTTACTACTTCAGGCATGATACCTATTTGCGCCCGCCATTTGCCGTATTTATCAAACCATGTAACGCCTGTATATCCTGATTTATTGCGTGCGCTAAACTTTCTTTCTACTGTAAACGGCTTTGGTTTGCTTGCCTTACGCTGTTCTGTTGCTTCTTTCTTTAGTAATCTGCATTCTGTTTCCCACCAACGATTAGCCGCTTCGGTAGGGTTATCAATCCAATATTGAATCCATCGTTCCCTGTTGGCTATGCCGCCCATCATGGTATCAACGGGCATACCACCGCGGGCAATGTTCCAACCTATACGGTTAGTAGGTCTTAACAATCCTTCAATTTGTTCGCAGTATTCGCGAGTATCGGCTACTACAACTACTTCATAGATTAAGTTAGAGTGTTTGCAGATAGCCCGATTAACAACGGCACAATGTTTGTCGGGGTTTGTGCGTGCCGCCCTTTTGTGTTCGGCCCATCTTTCTCGGGCCATACCATTGGTAATTCCTACATAGCCTTGTTTAGTAATGTCGGTATGTTCAGGCTTGTGTATCCAGTAAACAACTGATGCGCCTAAAGGTTGTAATTCTTCGTTTTTAAACATTACCCACCACCCTAGCGTAATCTGCCTGTGCGTAATCTTTATGGGGTGTGCCATAGGCTCTGTAAATGCCCTTCTGTTCTAGTTGGGTCTTTTCTGAGTGGTGTGTTTGGCAGAGGGATTGGAAGCGGTTGATGAAGAAGGCTTCTTTGCTTATATGTGACCAAGGGAATAGGTGGTCAACTACATTGGCTGGTGTGATGATGCCTTGGGATTGGCAGGCTATGCAGATGGGTTGTTTGCTTAGTTGTATTTGCCTGAGTGATAACCATTGTCTTGTGTTGTACATATCATTAAATGATTTGCGGTCTTTGTTGTACTTTTGATTGAATACATCTCTGCCGCCATGCTCTATGCAGTACTGGTTGTATTTGCTCTTAGTGTTCTTGCATCCTAAGTGTGAGCAGATAGTGTTAGTTGGTATTGATGGCATGAAGCCTACAGAGCATAGGTTTACTTAAGGAACTTCAACTTATAAACTGTTTGGTTCAGCAGTGTTGCTATGCTGTCAATCTCGTTCTGTATCTCGCTGTCTTGTGGCATTTCGCTTCGGTAATCGCGCACATAGTTACGCAGACTGATGATGTATGACAATGGGTCGTCGTTGTTGCCGTTGCCAAACATGGCTGGATACGGCTCAATGATTACTTCGTATGCGCCTTGCATAGATTCGACCAGACCATCAACCAGTTCAGGGATTCCTTCGTAGTACGCCTGCAATGCCACATGGGTTGCATAGGATGGCGTTTTAAAGTGCATTAGGTGGGTCAGGGTTGCAGAATGAAGCAAGGTGCTGACAAATGTGCCGACTAATTTATTGTCCATGTTTAATTCCTTAAATCCTGATGCGTGTGCTGCCTGGCCAACTTGAATCGCCTTTTGTTTGGTATCGAACGGCCCTTTCGACCCCCAATACCACCCGTCTGACTTTTTACTGACTGGCATATCTATCCTTTTTGATATTGTCTGCGCTTACAGGCTTTAGCGCAACCGCAATTTGGCTCTACTTTCCATTGAGGTACTTCGCCCCATTTTCTAAGTGTAATGGATAACATCTCGCGCATCATCTTGCATGGCTCATCCAGTAGCAAGCGTTCACGGCATTTAAAACAAGTAAACGAATAACCGCCATGAAACTTCTTTTTTGCCGCGTTGTCGCAGTCAGGACACAGGTTGTTTGTCATTGTAGAAAGTATAGACATAGACGTTCTTTCTGCCTCGTGACATTTCGTTCTTTATCTGCTCTCGCGTCATGTAGCGTTGCTTCATAAAGTAACACAGGGCCATTGATATTTGACTTGCCTTTAGGTCTGGCTGTGCCTTCCTAATCTCTGTCAAGGTCATTGGCCGCTGTGTTAATTGAAAAAGGTCACGCACTTTTGTTGCCGCGTTTGCCATTGTTGTCCCTTATGTATTAGATAAATATATTATATTGTTAATTTTTTCCAGACTGCTGCGACCACTTGTGGAACTTGTCCGTTGCCAATGGCTTTAAGTCTGTCCACTCTTGCGGCCACCCCATTAGCCACTCGACCCAATCTGGGTTCAATGGCCCACCAACCTGTGCCGCTAGGGGTATCTCGTTCCTCGCGTATTCCGCAGGGCTTCCCCCGTCTTTGTACATCCTGGCCACTGGTGTGGGCCATAGTCTTGGATTGTTCACTTGGTCCACCAATCGGATTTGGATGGGCTGGCCATTCTTTCGATGATTCTGGCCTTTTTTGAGTAGTCCAGATGTCCCCCCCCCCCCGTGTCTGGTGTGCGCCACAATCCACGTTCTATCCCTTTGGTGGGGCGCTCCGACCTCGTTTGCTCCCATAACAGTCCATCTCGCGTCATACCCGAGGCTGGAAAGGTCTCCAAGCACTCGCCCAATTCCTCGATGAATGAGCATTGGGCTGTTTTCCACGAATACGAATCTGGGTCGAACTTCGCTAACCACCCTCGCCATGTGATACCACATTGAGGAACGTTCTCCGTCAAGCCCTGCGCCTCGGCCTGCGATGGAAATGTCCGTACAGGGAAAGCCTCCCGAAACAACGTCAACAATTCCTCGCCACGGCTTTCCATCAAAGGTTTGAACGTCATCCCAAATCGGGAAAGGCGGGAGAAGCCCGTCATTTTGTCGGGCGCACAGTACGCTTGCTGGGTAGGCTTCCCATTCGACTGCACAGACTGTTCTCCAACCAAGGAGGTGTCCACCAAGTATTCCTCCACCAGCGCCTGCGAAAAGAGCCAACTCATTCATACACCGCCTTTTACAAACACACAGGTTTGGCGATGCTCAACACCCTTTGAATCGGTGTATGTCTCTCCGCATCCAACTGCCCATTCAATCAATATCAGTGCCATCACAACACCAATCGCAATGGCCAAAAATGTATCTTTAATCATGTTTCGTTTCCTTTTGCACATGGCGACCTTGCCATGAGTAGTATTATATAAATAAATTAGGTTTTTTTATCATAGTTGCAAAAATAATACAAAAAAAGGGGACACCTTTCAGCATCCCCTAAGTGGCAACTACGCCTCATTTTAGGTCAAAAAGGAATCTCAGAATCTTCCATTTCATCAGCAGGCGCTGCTTTTGGCTTGGCTTCGCCCTCGGTCTTGCCCGATAGCATTTCCATCTTGTCGCCAATGATTTTGGTGGTGTAGCGGTCAACTCCATCTTTGGAATACTTTTCCGTCTTCATCTTGCCCTCAATATAGACCTTTGAGCCTTTTTTCAGATATTCCCCTGCTATCTCAGCCAGTTTGCCAAAAAACGCCACATTGACCCATTCTGTGACTTCCTTGGCCTCGCCTGATTTGTCTTTATACTTTTCGCTGATTGCGATACTAAAGTTGGTCACTGCCTTGCCGTCCGGCATAAAACGCATTTCAGGGTCGCGCCCCAAGTTGCCAATGCCAATGAATTTATTTACAGCCATGATTTACTCTCCGAGTTTGATGATTAGATTAGTGACTTCGGCCAAGAATTTCTCGGTTTCTGTCTTCATTTCCGCAATGAGTTTTTCATCGCGTTCTGTCCTAACAATCAGTAATTGATTGCGTTTGGGCAGTCTGGGGTCGTAGGAAACGAAGTCACACCATTGGCGACCAGTTACCCACAGTTGGCATTGGATTTGTTTGTAATACTCTGATGGCACTTTGTTGTCAAACAAATAGTCCAAGTGCGTAGTCGTGTTGGGACATTTGACTTCAATGAGTCCATGACCGCCAACATATCGGTCAGGCGATACACCAAGCCATTGAATCTCAGGGTGTAGAACAAATCCCACCTTGTCCACAAACTGATTGGTGGCCGATTCGTATTCAATGCAGGCAAATTGTTCTTGCTCAATGCCCCATTGCATTGCCGAATTGGTGTACGACTCGCCAGCCGCGCCTGTAAGCCTTTCAGCCACCAGTTTGACCTTGTATTTGTAGCGCCCGACCGCTTCCGCAGTTCCTTTGCCTTTGCTCATTACCTCGGCAATATTGCTAGCGGTTACATGGCCAAGCCTGGCTAACTTCCAAGCGTCTGAGCCTTGTTCTAAATTGATGTAGGGTTGGTCAATGTAGGTTAATGAATCAATCATTCTTGTCCCCTAAATTTCAATCCATGCAAGACCATTGCTTCTTTGACAAATTGCAATCCTTTTACGCCTAGATTTGGAATCCGCCTTAATTCGCGCTCTGTCCAGTTGCACAGGTCTTGTTTCATCAAGATTTGTTCTGATACCAAGCAACGCTGATACCTGATTGGCAAATCAAGGTCTTTAATGTCAGAGTTTTGCTGTTTATGCTGCATCTCTTGTTCTTTTTGCCATTCCCGCAAAATTCTGTCTCGATGCTCTAGCATTTCTGTGGCCATTCGGTAGGCAGTCTGTGCCGTAGAAAATGGATTTGTGATGCCCATTTTTTCAATTTGGGCTTTCATTGCATTAACAGCAAAATGGTCTAAAAGTTCTGTTCTAGTCATATGAAGTACCTTACCCATGCGTAAATAACATAAACCCAATAAATTGAAAGTAATGAGACAAGGATTGTGTAAATTATTTTGTTGCTCATGCTGCCTCCGTCAATTGCATTTTTCGTGCATCTTTGGCCGCTTCTAACAAGGTCAGCAAGTCTTGATTGCCTTTGGCTTGTTTAACAGTTGCAAAATAAACCTCACGCAATTGCTCAAGGTCTGGTGATGCCATGATTGCATCTGTCATTGACATTTGGTCCAGTTCTTCTTCTTGCGCCTCTTTTGGCACATCCTCGCCTGCATAAATGTACAAGCCGATTCCAAAACAAGCAATGCACTTAGCCAGGCATCGCATCATGGCATCTGATACTTTACGCGCATCAGGGTTTTTAACTGCGTTGTTGCGGTTGTCCATAACTGGCAGGTGCATCGTCATTGATTTGCCTACCGCGTGAACAGTGCAAAACACCATCAAAGTGTCTCCAAAGGCTTTAGGCTCGTGAAATTCCCAATGCGCTGTTGGGTCTTCTTGAAGCAATGTATCTACTGCCCATGTCCATGACAAGTATGACAGGTTGCCTTTTTTCTCAATGTTTTTGCCAACATTGATTGTTCGTAATTCATTAAATGTTTTCATAATTTCACCATGTCTTGTTTTGCTAACTGTTTTGCCCTGTCTTCGCAATAGTCATAAACTAAATGCAAAATGATTTGACCGAGCCATTTGGCATCATCATTGGCAATGGCCTCAGTTAAATCCTTTTTACGCGCCTCAAGGTCTGCGTCAAATAACGCATCCATGAATCTTTCGTAGTCTTTGGGATTCCATTCAGTTTGTAGATAGCGGTCTGTGCGCGTCTCGAATTCGTGCATGAACTCGTCTGAATCGTGTTTGTGGCTGTCTAGCCATTGGTCATATACTCTACTCATACTTACTCCCTTTTTTGAACATAGCACCGATTGTGCTGAAAGTATTATACACACTTTGGGCAATGTATGACACAAAATAAAATAAATTTAACGATACCTTTTCCACCTAGTGTGAACACATATTGGGGCTTTAAAGGGTCTAGACGGTTTTTGACTTCTAGGGCTAAAGTTTTTAAAGATATGGTTATGGTGGCCTTTGTGCGCTCTGGCCATCAATCGTTGGGTGCGGCTCGTTTGGCAGTCACAATCAAACTTTACCCGCCAGACCGCAGGGTTAGGGATATTGACAATGTGGTTAAGTCAACCCTTGACGCCTTGTGCCAGTCTGGAGTATTTGTAGATGATGGCCAAATAGACGTTTTAACTGTTATTCGTGAACAGGTGGTCAAATGGGGTGCAGCAGAAATAATTTTGGAAGTTTTGTAAAAACTCTTGCAAACTATTTTTTTCTGTGTTTATAATTTAATCGTTGCCGTAGGAAGCGACCAATTGAAGCCGTTTACTCATGCTCTCGCCCTTGGTTTTTACTTTAGGGTTCCTACCGAGGGCAGTAGTAAGCGGCTTTTTTTTATGTCTTCCACGCTTCCGTACTCCACACGAAAGTAGTGCATCTGCATGGATGGCTTGGAAGAAAACACCGACATCAGAACACACCTTCTGTTTGCCGACCAGCGTTAGTTGAGCGACTGGTAAAGCATTTGGTACAACGGTGGAACAAGGCCAGATGTATAAGAGAATTAACTCGTCAAGCGCACTTGGTACTCTTTAGGTATTTAATCATTAAGAGTATGGAGAGGTAAGGATAGAACAGCCATCTATCCACCCTTGGAGAATCTATGGCTAAAAGAAAAGGATAAGACAATGGATTTATTTGGATTTGAACAACCACAAGCAAAGTCTTTAACTGACGAAGGCTTTGAAGAATTTTGGGCGGCCTACCCTAAATGCGTTCGTAAAGGTGAAAAGACTGCCTGTAAGAAAAAATGGGTTGAATCTTATTACTTCAGCCAAAAACAAACCATCTTAAAACACGTTCAATGGATGGCCACCACAGAGCAATG